TGACAACAAAGACAGAATGGTACGACCAGCAGCCGACCTTGTCGCTGACTTTGGCTGAGAACACCGACCGTACCAACAACGTTCTGGGATATCGGTCAGGCGTAGTGTTCCCTGCGAGTTCGAGCGACGGAAACGCTGGTCGGATATCCGTGTCGGCTGAGACCGCTTACCGTGCTGGCGCATGGGTCAGGATGCCTGCGGTCTCGGCACCTGTAGGAGCGTCCATTCGTTGGTACGACACTGCCGGAAAGTTTCTCGCAGAATCATTCGACGACTCACTATCGGTGTTGATTCCCAGCACAAACTCCCGTGACTACTCGTGGGTCTCCATGACAGCAACTGCTCCAACAGCAAAATCCACCACAGTGCAAAGAATCTCCGCAGGGGCTTCAACAGGAACTTCAAAGAGGATCACCACGACAGAAGCGCACGGGTTGTCGCTGGGAGATACAGTGACCATTGCGACTGGCGACACCAACTACGACGGCGCCTTCGCGTTGTCCAACATCGTTTCAGTGGCCAGTGCGGGAACATCCGCCACGACCACTCGAACCATCACCACCACCTCGGCACACAAGTTGATCGTCGGCGACACTGTGGTGATTTCCTTTGGAGACACCAACTACGACGGCACCTTTACGGTGGACTCCGTGCCTACCACCACCACGTTTACCTACACGGCTGTCGCGAGCACATCCACTGCTGCAACGCTGACGCGCACGTCGGTTACTGGGCTTGCCCTCTCCTCCCCGACGACCTTCCGGTACACGGGAGGCGTCAGCACAAGTTCGGCAGCGACGTTGTCGACGTACCCCACAGTCACAGTTCTGCGCGGTGTGGGGGCTGCGGTACTAGCAATCTACGTCAGTAGCATGACCGACGGCCTGTGTGGTCAAACGATGTATATCACTTGCCCAACGTTCTCTCTGGCGTCAGCGCCAGAGGTACTTGCCTTTCAATCCACGGGATCGTTGAGCACGTCAGCATGGTCACGCACATACTTGACCATCAACGTCACTGATGAAAAAAACCTGACCATGAACCTAACGGGTAGAGCCATGGGGTCATCCCCGGTTGTGGGAGCGATCTACAACACTGACTCGTGGTTGGTGGAAACCGGGACCGTTCTGATGTCGTATTTTGACGGCACCAGCACATTCCAGACCGCCCCCTACTACTCCGGGTGGACGGGAACTGCGAATGCCTCTACGTCCTTGACCGGAAAGGCTCTGCCGACCAACGCGGTGGCGGATAATTCCATGGCACTTCACACCATGGCGGTCGGCCATCTAAAAACTCAACTACCGGACAATGTGGCACTCGGAACCCCCTATCGAGTTACCCTCAATGGCTTCGTTGACTCCACCTCAACGACGGTCAGCAGCCTCGACCCTTCGTTCACGCAGACGTACGTCTCGACGACATATTAGGTTCAGCCCCATGGAGAGCGTACTCATCGCTGGGCTGGCATCAGCATTTGTGTTATCGGTGCTTGAGTACTGGGTAGATGGTCCGGTAGTTCGCGCGGTCGCAGGCATCTCTACCGCTGCCGTTGCTGTCATCCTCACTGCCCCGATAGGTATGTCAACCATCCCGGAAATTCTTGCCGCGACGTTTCTGGCAGCGTTCGCCGTAAACCTTGCTGCGAGGTCAGAGTTGCGTGGCGCTGGTCGACGGCTGTAGAAATGACACCCTAGGAACTAAGGAGGGTGTCAATGGAAGACATCGCAATCTGGGGGCGAGGACAGGTCGGAAGATCCGCCGTTCTCGACCTCGTAGACAACTACACCAAGGGGCTTGACGGAGGCTTTCGCCTCATCATCCCCCTCGAAGAGAACCAGTCGAAGTCCGCGCTGTGGGTAGCCGAGTGGGCACAGGTTCAGGGCCACCCGTACAACGTGGTCTACGGCGAGGACATGGAGTTCGACGAGCGGCAAGATTCGGTATGCGAGTCGGCAATCCGTGAAGTGTCGGGCGCCGACATCGGCTCCGAGATCGTGAACGCAGCGACTCACCTTGTGGCGATGGACGACGACGACGAAACCGTCGCGGCTATCGAGGCGGTGCTCAAATCGGGGTCTAGGGTTTACGACCTCACAGACTCCATGGCTGAGTTCGAACTCGAGCCGGAGGCCGATGAGGATGACGAAGAGGAGTACACAGAAGGCGGAGTGTTCCCCACGATCTACGTGGAAGCCGCCCCATCTCTCTCAGAGATCCTCACGATCCTCAAACGGCTTGAGGCAAGCATCGACAACCTGAGTTCGAGGTTGCGGACGATCAAGGCCTGATGGACACGGCAACATTGGAGCGTGCGGCGAGGGACAGGTCGCTGAGCCCGAAGGCTCTCGGCCTGCTCACTCGTTGCCTCGCCATCGGAAGAGTGTTGTCAGCAGAGGATCTTGCAGAAGGTCGCAAGGAAGGGCGCGAATATGTGCGTACCGGAATGGCCGAACTTCGTGAACGAGGCTATGTAATCAGTACCAGAATGCAGGATCCGGTAACAGGACAATGGGTCACAATGCAGACCTTTGCGTCACCGAAGTGCGATTATCCGGCCTTCGGTGAACCTGACGCTCTATATAGCCAGCAGGCTATAGAGCATGTTGTATCTATACCTACTCCTAGCGGAGTAGGTATAGATACCCGCGCTGCGCGCGGATTGGAGGAAACGACCGTTATGGAAATCTCTTACAGGGACCTGTTCCCCAAGGATGAATCTCGTTCAGCGCCTCGACCCAAGGGTGAGGAACCACGGCATCAGGCGCGAATGGCTAAACCCGCAGATCAATGGACCAGCGGCGACATTACAGAAGATTTTGCCTATCGGGTCCGAGAGAAGTATCCGGATAAGGTCCTCGGTCAGGTTGGGGGTCCGGCGCTAGCCAAGATCATTGGGTCGTGGGTTCGAGATGCTCGCATCACCCCAGCCGAACTGGTAGCCGCGCTGGAGATGTTCTTCAACGACCCTCGGCTCCTGCACGACATCGGTCAGGGCCTCCCGGCATGGCGGAGGTTCATCTCCTACGTGCCCACCGTCCGATCTCAGGCTCGAGCCAGAGCCGGTCTGGAACAGGCTTCCGGGGAGATCTCAGCGGAAGAAGTTGATCAGACGGCCCAGAGGGCCCTCAGGAGGCTCTCAGAGTGACGTACAGCCTCGCAGACCTAACACCCCGCGCTCACCTTCAGGTGACAGCCTCAAACGTTCCTAGGCGCTTTCTAGGCCTTGAGGTGGACGACGTGCGAGAAGGTGCTTCTGAAAAGTCTCTGCTCGTTGTTGAGCAGTGGCTCAGCGCCGTCCGCGAGGGTCGCGTTATTCGCGCTGATGGAATGCCCAACTGCGGTCGGGGACTGCTGCTGTACGGCAAGCCGGGTGTAGGAAAGACGGCCCTATCCTGTGCGGTCGTTCAGGATCTCATCCGAACCATGCCGCCCGGAGGATGGCGTTCAGCGGAGCGAAAACTTGAGCGCCCCATATTCTTTGCCACTTACCCGAAGATTCTGTCGCTGATGAAGGACCGGATGGACGGTGACGACGCGGCTGACCGCATCCTGCGCCAGATGTTCGGAGAGGAAGAGGCCACAGCCATTCGGGTGCTCGTCATCGACGATGTTGGCAAGGAGTATCGAAACGCCAACGGCTGGGCCGAGACGATGTTCGACCACCTTCTCCGCACCAGATTTGACCAAGGTTGGCCCACCATCGTGACTACGAACGTGCCCTTGAGGGATTGGCCACAGGTTTACGGAGAACCCATGGGTAGTTTCGCTCACGAGGCCTTCGAGTCATTAGCGATCATGGCTGTAGGAGGTGACCGCCGCCGAACCGAGTAGGAGTCTCTAGTGCCTGACGATTGGAAGACTGTGCAGTTCTTCGTGACACCCCTAGGGGTGTACGAAGTGGAAATTGGCTCGGAGGCTCGGTACCGTTGCACATGCCGTCGCGAGATGTGCAAGCACATCAGGTTCGTGAAATCCAAGGCGGCGGAAAATGGAGGGAGTTACCCGGTGAAGATTGCCCACGGTGTTAGCGAGCGAGAGATCGCGCGTGCTCGTAAAAGTTCCCGGAAATTCCGTGAACTCATCCTCAAGTATGCAGTCCCAGAGGTGATGTAGCAGGTGCAGGGGGGCGACATTTCCAATGGCATATCTCCACGGGTACTGGTGCATCTAGATGTGGTCGTAGCAACGCGGCCTGAAGTATCGAAGTTTCTTGGCATCATCCCCACGGTCAAAAGCCGGTCGTACTATGACCGGCTAGCACTCAACCGGATGTGGCTGTTCACCAGCCGTCAAGGAGTGAGTCTTGAACTCTTCGACACCGGATGTGAGCAGTCCGATCTCGATCAGGTGATGGAGGATCTCGAGCGCATCGGGGTCAACCCGTTTCGGTGGGCTAGCGCCTACGAATCACAGCAGTCGCTAGTAGACGAGATTCCCTATCGACCGGAGTTGCTCGGGGTCATCGATCTGCCAGAGAGAGCCTTTGTATATGGGAGCAAGTACTTCGACTTGGGGAGGGTCTGATGGCTGCGGATAACGAAGTACGTCTGCTCTCTCGAGCGGTACGAGATCGCGACATCCAGCCGCTACTGCGCCGTGGGGTGCAGGATGCGTGGTTCAACAGCGAGGAGAACAGGGCGGTCTGGAAGTTTCTGCGGACTCATCACGACCGCTACGACGAGGTCGCTACCGCCGTCACCGTCAAGGACAATTTTCCCAACTATCGACTGCTGCACGTAGACGACAATATCGACTACCTTGTTGACCAGTTGGTCGCTTACCGTCGTCGTCAGGAAACGATCCGGCTGGTGCAGGATGCTTCCGAGATCATTGCGTCGGGCGGCGATGCAGAAACAGCGATTCACGTTCTAACGAGCGGCGTCGAGCGCTTGAGTGAAGAGGGCATCAGTCCGGAGTCCGACGTTGATTTGACCTCAGATCCACTGTCTCGTTTCGAGCAGTACTTGGAGGTAAAGAACAGGCCGGAAGGATTGCTGGGACTGCCCACCGGATTCCCGACCATCGACAAGGCCACGTCAGGGCTTCAGCCGGGAAACCTCTGCACCGTGATCGCCCCACCAAAAACGGGGAAATCGACATTGGTAATGCAGATTGCGATTGCCATCCATCAGCAGGGCAAGGTGCCCATGGTGCAGTCGTTTGAGATGAGCAACAGGGAGCAGCAGCACCGCTACGATTCGATGCGCTCGGGCATCTCTCACACTCGATTGACTCGAGGTCAGTTGACCGCTGAGGAAGCCGACAAGTATCGGCGCATGCTGAAGGCCACCGGAGCGATGGAGAACCCCTTCTTCCTTACTGACTCTGTGTCGGGCATGACCGTTAGTTCTTTAGCA